TGAACCTTGAATATCAATTTTTTTAACAGGTTTTGGTGGTGGAGGTGGTGGTTCTACACCTAGTAGACCAACAATACCTAGCTTTGATCCTACTGCTTCAATTACAGAAGCCTCTGGAGATGCTGATATAGATAATACAGTAGGTCCTGAGAATGCAACACAACAACAAGGTGGAGTTATTAGAGCTTATGTAGTTGCAGAAGAGATGACAACTCAACAAGAAGCAGATGCAAAAATTAATGATTTAGCACGATTATAGTATGAAGAAAATAATAGAATTAATGATAGACTGGGAAAACCTTGAGTTTGAAGACTTAGGAGTTGATGTTATGTCTATCGTAGACAAACCCGCAATAGGTGTTAACTTCTTAAAGTTTGCACATCAAGAATTTGTAGAACCAGAATCAGGAGAATCAGAAGACGACTTTGTTGGAAGATGCATTCCTGTGTTAATAGAAGAAGGCTACGACACTGAACAAGCAACCGCTATATGTTACAGTAGTTATATAGACGAAGACTTTAGAGAGAACCCAGAGTGTCCTGATGGCTTTGAACATAGAATGCCAGATGGTACATATATGTGTGGTAAAGAACATGGCTATGATGAAGTCTTAAGACAAGAAGAAATGGAAGCTGCAATAATTGCCTTAGCAAAAGAGTATGGTGATACAGTAGACTATGAGAAAGCAGTATACATTGATGGTACACAAACTAAGTTTGAAGGAGTAGGAGACTATTTAAAAGGTATTGTTGGCCTAGATATATTAGGTAAACAAGACTTAGAAAAGAAACCTGAAACTAAATATAGATATGCTGGACCTCTCTCCAGTAACACACGTAACTTCTGTAGAGCTATGGTTCGTTTGAATAAGATATATTCAAGAGAAGAGATAAGCTCTATGGATTCATCTATTAACACCGGATTCAGGCATAATGGCCAAGCTTACTCAATCTTTGATTTTAAAGGCGGTGTAAACTGTAACCATTATTGGGAAGAACTAGAAGTATACAAAGAAGGTAGAGACACAGTAATCCTTTCAAAAGGTAGAGCTAGTGGCGATGCTGGCCGAGTAGCTTCAAGTAGTAACAACTATTGGAGATATCCTGGAACCTTTAATCAATTTGCTTTTACTAGTGATGATGAAATGGTTGTAGTAGGACCAGCAATGATACCTGATCAATTAATCTTAAGAAAAGACGAATTAGGTAAACCTTTCCATGTATTCTTTTCAAAAGAAACTGTAGCAAAGATTGCACAAAAGTTTTTTGAATATAATAAGCAAAACAATACTGACATCAATCATGATGACGATATAACAACCAATAATACTCTATTAGAATCTTGGATAGTAGACGATCCTAAGATGGATAAGTCTACATCACTTGGTTTCAATGTACCTAAAGGAACATGGATGACAAGCTATAAGATTAATGACATGGAGACTTGGCAAAAAATTAAAAACGGTGATTTAAATGGGTATTCGATAGCCGGAAACTTCATTGAAAAAGCTAGCAAAATATAATATGACTAACGAGGTGAAAGATACGGCAGCAACTGTAACTACAATAGTGGGCGGTGGTGCCTTTGTAATGGGAATTAATGAAATATTAACACTTGCCTTATTAGTAACAGGTATAGTTCTTAATATTATACGTATTAGAGAAGCTCGTAAAAACAAAAAAAAGGAGTAGTAAAATACCACTCCTTATCTACGTTAGTGCGTTAATGTTTTTTGTAGTAAAATTTACCCTTTACTTTTTTTACGTTAAAAAACATAGTGTCATTACAGGTGCCATGTGGATTTAATCTTGTAATCTTGTTTTCTTTCTTAATTCTATCGAAATCTTTAATAGTAAACCAATCATTAGGTAATAATGGTAAAATGTTTTCAATTTTTTTAATTCTACGTTTTCTGGCAGATTCTGCTGCAGCTAAAGTACCAGAAGTTTGAAAGTGCTTTTTAAATTGTTTTTTACGAGCTTCTTTTTGTTTAGGTGAATTTGTTTTACCTCCAAGTTTAGCATTAGCAACTCTTTCTTTTTTAGTTAAACCAAATATTGCAGTACCATTTTCCATGGTTTTTTTAGAAGTGTTTTTACCATTTTTAGAGCACATTTGTTTAAATTCCTCAGACTCATAGTAACCTGATTCCCTATTATGTTTAACAAGTTTTTCACCCGATTCTTTACTTATTTGCTTTCTATTTTCACCTTCGTGAGCTTCTTCCATATACTGACTTCTAGCAAGATATGCGTCAGTTTGTTTGTTTAACTCTTCTTTAGAAAGACCTGGTAGGCTTTTAGATTTAAATACTGGTTTCATATTATCTAATGTTTTGGTTTTCTAAAAGCATTTCCCAACTGTCAGGGTACATAGTCATTGTATCGGCAATTTTACCAGCAACACGAGGAGTTACATTATCCATGTGTTTCCAATTAGCTCTTAAGTATTTACATGTTTCTGCTACAACTTTTTTACTATAACCACCTTCAATCATTTGACAGTTTTTACCAAGCATATCAACTTCTTCAACTAAGTGTAAAGTATACATAAGCTTTTCTTGATCGTTAAGACGAATAGGCATAGAGATGAAACGTGATTGAATTGCTTCCCAGTGTGCTTTAAACTTATTAGCTAGTTGTTCAAAGGAATAGTTAGTAATCCAAATAATAGAACCTTGAAAGTCAAATGAAGGAGGAACACCATGATCTTTCATCAATTGATTTTGAGAAGCACGATTCCATCCAATAATACGTTCACCTTTAGTCATTTCTGTAGCACCTTTAATCATATCGGTAATATTTTTAAAGTCACCACCTGTTAAACCACCAATGTTACAGTCGTCAAAGACAATTACATCACCGGGTTTACGATTAAGATAGAGTTGTACATAGAATGCAGCAGCTGTAAAAGATTCTGACTTATTATAGTCGATTCTATCTACTGTATCTGTGTCAATGAAGGCCTTTTGTACATAGTGAGATTTACCTGTACCGGCATCACCAGAAATAATTAGACCTTTTTGAGCTGAGTCTCCTGTTAAGAAGATTTTTGAAAGTTTGTAGACTGCGTCAAAGCGATTACAGACATCGTCTACGATAGGATTGTTTGATTTTTGCATAATGTTTGTTTTTAGTTAATTATTATACTGCTAATATACAAAAAGTTTCTGACAAAAAAAAATATTTAGGCAATTATTTTCAAAAAAGTTTCCTCGTTCCTTCCTCGTTCGTCTCCTCGTTCCTGACTTTTGTCAATCGAAGAGTGATATATATTTCTAATTGTCTAGAACTAACTAGATAAGTTTAACTTAAAAACACAATTTTAACTATGAACGTAAACGACGCAATTACCAAGTTAAGAGTTATGCTCGGAGCAGGTACAGAGTCTGTAGTCAAAATGGAAGAAGAAATTAAAGAAGAAGAAAAGGTAGAGATTAAAGCTGCCGAAGCTACTTTAGTTTCAGGAGAAGAAGTGTACACTGAAGGTGAATTACAAGATGGAGCAATCCTTTTTGTAAGAGCTGGAGAAGGTGCATCAAATGATCCATTTGCTCCTGCGGGAGTCCATGAGACAACAGATGGTCTATTGATTACTGTAGGTGAAAATGGTGAGATTTCTAAAATCGAAAATAAGTCTGACGAAGTTGAAGCTTCTTACAAAGATAAGGAAGAAGTAGAAATGGAAGAAGAGATTATTGAAGAGAAAAAAGAAATTAAGGAGTTTGATGCTGATGCACTTTTAGAAGGTGTAGCAAATTTACTTCAACCATACACGGAAGAAATCAAAGAACTTAAAGAAGAACTATCTGTTCTGACTTCAAGATTTAACAGCGTAGCTGATGAACCAGCTGCAAAAAAGGTTCGCAACACCTTTTCACAAGATGCAGAAACACAAAAATCTATTACTGAAAGAAGATTAGAATCTTTAATCGCTATTAGAAACAAAAAGTAAACAATTTAAAAACAAAAATTAATTATTATGGCATTTGATTTAACTGCACTTAGCGTGTATACCGATGAAAACTCTTTAGACTTAATTGCTAAAGCCGTATTGAACACTGACCTTATGGGTGAGATCGAACTGAAAAGTGGTCTTTCTGCAGGGACGGTAGCAATCAACCTTATGGATGGTGACTTAAACGTTGCTGACCTAGCTTGTGGATGGAATCCTTCAGGCGATGTAGCTTTCTCTCAAGTAGATATTACTATTAGAGACAAGCAAGTAAAAATGGACTTATGTCCAGAAGACCTAAGACAATACTGGTTAAGCCAGAGAATGTCTGCTGGTGCTGACCAAGAAAGTGTACCTTTCGAAGAAGTAATCGCTGATTACTATGTAAAAAGAATATCTAAGTACAATGAGTCTTACTTAATTGATGGAGACGGAACTGGAACTGGTATTAAAGATCAGGTAACTGGTGCTGCTGGTGCAACTGTACCTGCTGGTGCTGCAATATGGACCTTGGCAAATTGTGTGGACCAAGCATTAGACTTATTTGATGGTATCAATGAAGCTTCTAAAGATAGAGATGATTTAATTATGATCGTTTCTCCTTCGAACTTTAACACATTAAGAAGAGCTTTAGTTGCTCAAAATTACTACCACTATGATCAAGGCGATGGTAGATCTTTCGAATTACCAGGTGCTAACATTCGTGTAGTAAAAACTTCTGGTTTA